GCATACACCACCGACTTGCATCTGGTAGTTACCATTCACTCTATCAAAACGGTCACCTTCGACCTCAGTTTGCATATCACCTTCAACATATAAATTAACGTCACCAACAATATGCAATGCCATTCGGTCAGAATTTACGTCCTTACCGACTTTTATAACAAGATTATGGTCTGATAAGATATATGTATCATTATACGAAACTAAGTTGTTGTTGTTTTTCTCATCTATGTTAAGAAAGTTGCCATTTGCATTGAGCAAACGTATGTATTCACCTTCCTTAGTATTGTTCATCTCGAACATGTGTCCAGCAGATGTTGCTTGAACCCAGTTCAAAGGATATTCTATTTTTGTACTAGGTGCAGTGTTAGGGTTGTTAGTGCCACCTGTAAATGGGTTGATATCAGACATTAGTAACCTCCATATCCTCCTTGATTTTGCTGCTGATTATTATTAGTTTGCTGTGTTTGTTGTGTATTCTGTTGAGTAGTGTCTTGATTAACTGGGGTAGATACAGGGTCAGCAGTAGTCGGTGTTGATACTGTGGTAGTGTCAGAAGAACTGGTAGTTGTTGTGTCTGTTTGACTATCCACCAAGTTAAATCCTGTATCTGTAAGTCCAGTCTGTTCTTCTTCTATGGCAGATTGTATCATAGGATGACCCACGCAGTCAATATATTGTGTGAGTGGCAAGACATTGTTCTCTCTAATTTCTCTAGGACTTGTGTATGTATATACAACACTTAACTGTGCACCAGTTCCTGTTGGAGTGGCAGCCTTATCTTCAACGACAGGTTTAATGAATCCCAACACTGCTTCTGTTATATTTGGTTTGGTTAATCTACCCTGAGAGTCTGTTGTAAAGGTTCCAATCTGTCTCTTCTTATTTCCTGTACCTATGGTAATAACTGGGTTTACATAGTTAATTCCAACATTTATAATACTTACATCATCCACTTTAGGAATAATATCACCACACTTGGCATATAATGCTTTTGCATCCTGTGGTATTACTAATGTTGGGAATTTTTTATTGAAGTTTAATATAAACTCATGACCAGATTTAGTTTTTAAGGGTAAACCAACGACAAGGTTTGGGTTAAATGATGGATCTATGGTTGCAATTAATATATTATCTTCATCATATGATGTATCAACTACCTGTAGTATGTCGGGATTACCTGTGGTAACTTGCTCTATATACTCACCGTTGTTGACATGTTGTTGTAGTCCTGCTTTAGCAACCAATACGCCATATTGTTCTTTAGGACAGAAGGTGTCGGCAGGATCAAACCCATATCCTATACCAGAATTAACTACCTCTATTGAATCTACTACACCATCAACAATATTAGGTTTAAACTTAGCACCACTTCCCTCTGGTTCATTACATGTGAACTGTGCTTTGACTGATGCTTCTGCATTTACACCAGATCCTTTCTTATTCATCAATACACCAAGTATCTGTCCTATATCATCTATTATAGGTAGTGCTTTCACAGGACTTGTTGACTGTAAATTATCCCACACCATTTCAGGGAAGCATGGTTTCTTATTCAGGATACTATTAGCACACTGCACTGCTGATGATGCTATGTTACCAGCAGAATCATAGAAGTTAAGACCTTCAAACTTCTCTAGAGGTCCTCGTGTATCAAATGATTTTAAACCTAGACCACTAGCAAGACCAGCAGCACTACTTAGGTCAACTAATGATCCAGTAGCAGTGTCAAATATCTTCTTGATACCATTACGATCAACAGCAGGAACCAATCCATCAATAGGTATACCTTTACCAACGATTGATATAGCATTTGGTGGTTTGACTTTATACTGTGATATTTGTTTTGCTGCTGCTTCAAGACCTTTTGCTTTGACACCGATACCAGTATCAAATACAGATGCACCAATAGCACATGATAGTTGCCCATCACAAAATAAATCTATAAAATCACCGACCTTGTTAAGTAAATTCTGAATCTTTTGTGTTGATCCTTTGATAGCACCCGTAACACCTTTCAATATACCTAATGCACCCGTGATACTGTCCATGAGTTTCTTCATGATATCACCAAGAATATTTTGCACAAGACATAGAGCAGTGTCTAATACATTCTCCACCAAATCCTTAAGCATACCTTTGATGAAATCACCCAGTTCACCTGTTAATTGCTTGAATAAACATGATACTAGATCACCAACATCTTTTAGTTGTGTCCTGACTGCAACATCTAGTTCTGGATCAGGTACACTAAGATTAGCAAGTCCTTCCTTCACAAGTTTATTGGTCTCTTCCATGACCACGCCCTTAATGTTAGCAGTTAGTCCAGTAAGTTTCTTTTGTATGCGTTGTGATACTATATTAATCTCATAATCAAGATCAACAACAGCACCATTTAATTTGTTAACAAACTGGTCTACCTCATTCTTTTCAATACCACGAGCAAACTTCATGAACTCAGCAAGAGGTGCTTCTAATTTAGTAGCACTTTCAGATCCACATTTACCATTACCAACATGGACTGTTACCTTCTGTTTTTCGTCTGCTATTTTCTGCTTCTCACTCTTTTCCTCTGCAGCACCACGTTCATTCTTTGTAGTCTCTTCTCCTTCCCCTGTCTTCTGTCCATCATTCTTTGTAGGTGCTTCATCTACACCAGTCTCTTCGTTCTTTTGAACTGTGCTACCAGTGTTAGCTGCAGAACTACCATCTTTACCATGATCTCTTTTCTTATATTCTGGACTTGATATTCGTGCAAATCCTTGAGCTTGACCACCCTCAACTCCATAACTGTTATCTGGGTTTTCATCACTTATAGTTCCCATGACAATAGGAATCTGTGCTGACGCACCATCCATAAAGAAACCAACAACCCAACTGTTGAGTTGTAACTGATGAATAGATCCTATACCAGAACGTTGTGAATATATTGGTGGCATCAATACCTGAGCCCATGGTAGATCAAACGTAGGTAACTCTTTTCTATTGGGACTGTGGTATCCTATGATTCTAACTTTTACTTTGTTAGTCCAATCAAAATCACCATAGTCGAAGTCACCATTACCATCTTCTAAATCAGCATTCCAGTATTTTGAACCATCATTCTCTACCTGTCCAACCCACCAGTTGAATCCTTCCTTCCCTATAAAATTAGCAATGTTTTCGTTCATGATTCTTGACCGTCTGAGTCAGTATATAATGTAAGTCTAGTAGTCATTTTATCTTGACTGGATTTGAATGTTCTTTCAACTTTACCAATCACATATTTACCAGAGTTAGGATAGTCTAATTCTTTATCTCTACCACCTTTGTAAATATCTAACTGCACAACTTCACCTATCTCTAATGAATAGTCTGACACTAATTCTACCACAACTTTTTTACTGTAAAATAATTTTTCCCTTAAACTGGATTGTGAAAGTTGCTTTGTAAATCCCTGTGTGTATGTGCCTTCGGTAAACAATGCAGAGTCAGATATCTTAGACATAATTCTACTAAATGTTTGCTGATTGTCAAACCCTTTATAAAATTCTGGAGTAGCACCCGCATTCAATGTTGAGATACTATCATAATATTTATTGATGTTAAAAGGATACTCTTCGTATTTCATGTCCATCAAATCTAATGTCATTACATTACTAGAATACGATCCTAGATTCAAACCCATCAACAGATCAACTGATGACTCGATAGTTACAGAATCAATAGCAGTGATACCCAAGTCTTCTTCATCTTCCAACTCTCCAGCTTCATGTCCTACAACCATTCTTGTAACTGGATCTTCCTGAGCAAAAGAATCATATGAAACAAAATTATATCCTGCTCGTGTCTCATAGAAAGCATATCCTGCAGTTGCTGCTTTACCACTACCTTTTGTAGCTGGTATTGCCTTTGCAGCTAACCATCTAATTGCAGTAAATGGATTCCAGTATGGTGATACAAATGAGAAGTTGTTGATACATGGTTCAAACTTTGCTATCTTACTATCTGGAACTCCTATCAGATCTCCTAGTATTTCTGTCCTGACAATATCATCTATCTTTTTACCTTGACCCTTTCCAAATCTACGTGACAGTTTATTGCCAGCGTTATTTAAAAAATCTATGGTGCAAAGCATCAACACTGCAGATGATTTTCCTTGCACAGTTCTCCTATCTTGTATATCATATATCACAAAGTCTCCACCAATTTCAGTAACTCCTTCACTGTCACCAACACGAATGAATACATTTTCCATACCTGTCAATTCTGATAGCACACCTGACTCACTGTCAGTAATCTGTACTTCCATTTTCATAGTAGCAGACATAATATCCTCAGTGTATTTCATATACAATAACTGATTCACACCTATTGGAGGATAATCCGCAATACGGAAATCTATTAATTGAAAATTTGACTGTGTATTGACTGACATTAGAATTGCGAAGTTGTGTTATAAACATCAAGATAAGGAGACTCTTGAATGTTGGGTTGTGCACCAGCACCACCTTCCGATTGATATGGAGGTGCACTAGGACTAGCTGCATCCATAGCAGCACCTGTGCCAGCAGCGAGATCAACTTGCTTCTGAGTTTTAGCATCAGCACTCTGTCGGTTCTCTTGTATAGTTTTATCAGTTAGTTCTGTTAAGTTGACTGTCTGCTCACCTTTACTGAATATATTTTTAAGGCCGCCAGCACCCTTCATAGCAAACTTTGCCATCATACCCATAGGTGTTAACGATAGTGCTTTCTTACCTATGTTTGTTATGTTGTTGAATGCCTTTGATTGTGTAAGTGACTTAGCACCTTCAAATGTTTTCTTACCAGCATTGAACATCATACCCATAGGTGTCATGCCAAATAATTTCTTAGCAAGACCACCTGACTTACGTTTCTTGATAGGTTGCATGGATCTGCCTGATCCATCTCCAAGTCCTATACCATCAGCAGTTCCTGTGTATGGTGCACGTCTTCCATGTGTCGGATCTCCTACTTGTCCTGCGGGTAATGCTAGTTGTCCTCCACCACCAGCTGGTTCACCTTCTCCTCCACCGCCACCACTCATGGCACCTTTAGCAAGATTAAATGCTTTCATAACTAGCACTCCTAATGGATCTTTATCTTTCTCATCTTTATTATCGTTATCTTCCTCATCGTTAGCAACTTCAGAACTAGCAGCACCCAACTTAAATGCCTGAGATATCTTAGATATATTTCTGTTCAATATCTTAGATGCTTCCTTACTTGGTGCAGGGATTTTCTCTAGTAGATCAGTTATTGCAACAGCAGCAGATTTAACAGGAAGTGCAAGAGCATCCATAAATGCTTTCTTCATCTTGGGATCTATCTTAAATTCATCCTCTAGATCTTTCTTGACTTTCTTTTTAGTGTCGTCTTCACTTACCCCTGCATCTTCTAGAGTATCTACTTTCTCTATATCTTTTGCTTCTTTTGTGGGAGGTGATACAAACCCTTTCGCTTTATCTCTCGTTGCTTTAAATCTTGCTTTCCTCTCTTGAGGTGTCAAATACTCACCACTATCAGGATCCACACCCATTGTAGTTACAGGATCTGGAACCAGATTTGCTGCTGGTAATGCTTTTGGTGCTACTGTAGGTTTTGGTGCCACATCAGTCGCAGATACATCAACAGTTTGCTGAGCTGCAGGGATATCCATTGCCTTTGTAATGGCACTAGGATTAGCAATGAACTTTGCCAGTCCACCACCCTGTTTTGACATAGCTGGAGGTAATGCTAACATATTAATACACCGTTACCACTTTGTAGGTAGAACCTTTACCATGAGGATCTATGATTGCTTTTTGTTTTCTAAGTTCAGCACTCTTTTCACTTTTACTCAAACCCGCAGGAATATATATGGTTTTAATTTGAGGAACAGGAACCACAACTGGAGATGACATGTCTGATCCACCAGTCATACCAGATCCTTGAGTGACTGGTTCCTCATTTAATGTGTCTATTGCACCACTGGTATTGGGTGCACTTATAGCATCACCAGTTCCCGATGCAGTTTTAACATTACCTGATGATTTTGTCTTTGTTGTAACAGGATCAAGATTTGGAATCCATTTATTTTTGCCAGGTCTCAACCACTTGTCGTTTGGTTCATTGTTATATAAATCGAAGTGAACTGGATCATTTTCACCCTGCCATTTGAAACCAAACTTACCACCATTCTCTCTCATCCACTCGTTTGCTTTTGAGTAATAATCTATATCAACTGCCCAACCTTGTCCATGTGGAGATGTGCCAACAGCAGCAGGACTAATAGCGTTTGGATCGCCCGCTTGAGCAGCATCTATCAATGCTTGCTGTTGTTCTGGACTTCTATATGATGATGTAACACTAGCAGGTAAATCAACACCATCTTTAGCAGCAGCGTTAACTGCTTTTTTCCATGCTTTTTCAGTAGATGGGTTTAGTATGATAGGTCTACCATAAAAATCTTTTGTAGGGTCAGGTGTTGATAATCCCTCGGTCTGTTGTTCTGCTTTCTTCTGATCTGGTAACACGCCCATATCTTTAGCAGCAAGTGTAGCATCTAAACCCACTGATATAGCAGTTCCGACGCCAGGTATTGTACCCGCAATACCAGATGCTGCTTCAAGAGCAGCACCTTTAAAGTCGCCCGCCATCAATCGTTGTCCTGCAAACAATAGTCCTGCACCTAGACCGACAAATGGTATCTTCTTCAACAGTCCTTTACCCAGTGCCTTTGCACCTACCTTTGCTATAGCTTTACCACCTACCTTAGCAGCAACTTTCTTAGCACCTTTCTTCAGTAACGCCTTTCCTGCTTTACTCGCACCTTTGATCAATTTGCCACCAGACTTTGCAACTTTACTGGCACCCTTCATTGCTTTCTTGCCACCAGAAACAATATTTCTTAACTTTTTACCTACTTTTAAATTTTTAAATTTCTTTCCTATCTTAAATCTTTTTCCTAATTTCCTCGCACCTGTTCCTAATCTCCTCACCTTTTCTATTGGATTTCCCATTCCACCACCACCTCCTCCTGCAGGAGTATCTTTTGGTGCTGCGAGTTTAGGTGCACCAGTCTGTGTCGTGGTCTTGCCACTACCCCACCATACCAATGGTGCTTTTAACCCAACTACCTTTTGTGGTTTTTGAGTATCACTTATACCAAAAACAGATTTTAATCTATTTGCTTCTGCTATTACCGTTCCCTTAGCAGGAGAAGGAGGTAATGATTTTAAGAAACCTAGTGAGGAACTTATGATTACAGATGCACCCTCTTGATATATCTTCTCTACTACTTCGCCATAATTTCTAATAGGAGTTACTATCTCTGGTTCTTTCTCTCCAACCTTTGCAATAGTTTCTCTCTTTACGATACCACCCTTCTGTAATGCCACTTCTGGTTGGTATGGCATACTCTTTTTAAATGCTATCTGTTTTACTGCGTCCTTTACTGCTTCTTCATACTTGTCTTGCTCTTCTTTCTTCTTCGGTCTCTCTACAGGTTCTGCCTTACCATATTGTTCATTTACCTCACCTATAGGGATAGGTGCTATTGCAGGAACTAATCTAACTTCATCTGAACTGCTGATAGCACCAGCTACTCCAGTAGCAAGACTTTTTGCTGCCTTCTTAAAAAAATTAGTGATTATGGAAGTGTCCATTAGCGTCGGTTTTGTTCAGCGATACGATCTCTCTCCTTTTGGAGATGAGTTGCTAACATGTTCACATATACTTCCCGTTCCCACGGGATCATATTTTCTATATCTGTCAAGCTATATTTATGGTGTTGAACGAGAGAAAAGTTTGTCTGGTAGAATACCATGATGCCCTCGTGGAAGAGGGCTATGCGAAAAAATCAGATAATCCTTCCAACACCACCTCATTTACCTTCTTTGTCTTTGGGTTCTTCACCTTTAGTACATGCCTAAGTGATGGCATAGTCTCAAAAAATGCTTGAATCATATCAAACTGTGCACTGGTTAATGACTCTACCCACTTAGCTGATTCCTCAACAGAATCTGCTGTAAAATCATCCTCACCCACATAAACTCTCTTGATGCACTTGGCAACTAATTGATATGGATCTGGTTCTTCACCCACAAAGTTGATTTTAGTAAAGTATTCTAGATCAGGATACTTCATCTCAACAGTGAGTTCATCATTCAACTTAATAACGTTGGTGTGACCTTTAGGAAAGTTGACTTTGACATCATCTACCATAAACTTTACATCTACAGTTGTCTCTCCATCATCAGCACACGTAACTTTCATCTCAATCTCTTCACTGATTGATCTAGCACGTATCTGTAAGAATAAAAATTCTATATCAAACAGTGCCATGTCTGCTACATTGACTTTTGTATGCAGACAGTTTTGAATAGTCTTAGTTATTGCATCTAATATTTGTTCTTGGTCATCGTTCTCCAATGCCAATATTAATAACTTTTGTTCCTTGACTAGGAATGGTCTATACTTTACTCTCTTCTTTGTAGAAGGGACTGTCAACGTATAGACTGGCGTTGCAATCTCAGGTAATGGCATAATTTATAATTTCAGTATATTATATAGTAGCTTAACTGGTGGTTATTAAATGACTATACTCATAGTAAAATCCAACAGTCACCTTGACAAGTTGTGCAGCACCAGCAGAGTATGGAATTGATGATACAGTGTATGGATATGCTTTAACTAACCTAGCATTCCATGGATTAAGATAGTCGTCCTTTATTACATTTCCGTCGTCGTCTCTCTTACCGTCCGCAGCACCTTGAAACTTCTCTAACTTGCTTATAAACATGTCACATGCATAATCTTCATAGTAATTAGATGCAAATGCTCTCTTATACTCTTGATCATCATAGAAAAACTCAGGGTTAGGTGCGGATCCATTCGCTGTAAAATCCTGCCATGCTCTAAAAAATCTCAATGGTAATGATGTTCCATCCAAAAAGAAACTGACATCTAGTTCATTATATACCTTTGCAGTTGCATGTTTTTGTGTTATGCCTTTGTGTACTGACTTGATATCGAATGCAGAATACGTTACACCTGGCAACTGTATCTCATTACATAACAATTGTAGGTTCATCGTATCACCATTGTCGGTCAACTTTAAAAACTCTTGACCAATATTATCATCAAAAAATTTTATGAGTTTTGTCGTTGGTTGAAACGAGAACTGATATAGATTAGACGAAGAGATTCCACCAGACTTACCAACAGCCTGTATAAAATTCTGTAGTCCTCTTGCGGTTGCCATAAATACCTATTATGGTTTGATATGTTTATTTATGTTCAATGGGTACAAAGGTAGGTATCAAGTAAGAAACTACAAGAAATACATCGGAGATCCATCTAAGGTAGTCTTTAGATCGTTGTGGGAACGAAAGGTCATGGTTTACTTTGACACTCGTAAAGAAATACATAGATGGTCATCAGAAGAGATTGCTATACCATATAGAAGTCCTTATGATGGTAAACTCCATAGATACTTTCCAGACTTCTATTGTGAAAGATTAGATCCTACCACTGGGAAGATAATCAAAGAAGTGATTGAAGTGAAACCCAAAATACAAACTCAACCACCTAAAAGTAAAGGTAAAAAGTTTCTCATAGAGAGAAAGACTTACATAATTAACCAAACAAAATGGGAAGCTGCAAATGACTGGTGCATCGACAAAGGATATGAGTTCAGAATCTTCACAGAAGACCAGATTCGACCCGCTGGTAGAAAAACTAAAAGGAAATAAGATAACCGTAGCAAAATTAAGACAAGAGGTATTTAATGTGCTGCTAGATGATGCTACCGATGCACCAGAGAAAAATAAGTTTTATACCTTTGAATATGATCCAAAGTTTAGAGATACTCTACAAGAGTGGGATGAGTATCCTTTAATATATGCCATGGAATTTAAAAAGGATAACTTAATTGGTGCGAACGTGCATTACATACGTACTACAAATGCTCGATTAAAGGCACTAAATAATAAAAGGTTCCCTAAAAAGACTTTACGTGCCTACATACCTAAAAGAGCAGACAGCATCTTTTTTGAAGTTTCCGAGAGTGAAGTGCAACTACTAAGTATGCTACCCATAGAAAAATTTCATCACAAATGACTGAAAAAACCGTAACAGAATATCCAACAGGTCTCTCCTCGATTCCTTATGCTTCTTTCTTACAGATAGAAAGATTTTCATATGAATCTGCACAAAAATATGCTGCACAGAATTTTAATGATGCTCTTGGATCTCTTGGTAGAAGTGCCATAGCAAGGAAAGTAGATGGTGCTGTAGATGGATTAGCAACTGCATATGGTTCTGGGAGTGGAGATTTAAGTAAGAATGGCGTTAATTTATATACAACACAATATACAACAGTTGCGAAGAAAAATAGAAGGGGAAGGACAGTTTCTGGTGGAGAAACTGTTGATATTGCAACTGCAGACGATAGCACAGAAGTTGAACTAAAGAACGGTGAAATAACAACGATAGGAAAATTAAAACAAAGAAAGAACGAATTACGAGAAAGACAAAATAAAGGTCTGATGGCAAGTAAATGTATGCTTCCATTACCTAATGAGTTTCAATATAAGTATGGTGCAGATTGGAATAACGAATTTAAACTAGGAACATTAGCATTAGCAGCAGATGAAGCATTTAGATTTGCAGGAATTGCTGGTCTTGGTGGAGGAGTTGGTGCGTTAGTTCAAGGTGGAGTTAATAATTTGACTGGTGCAAAGGATGTTAGTGGAAAACAAGCAGACAAAGCAACCAAAATGGTACAAAGTGTGGTAGGTGGTATGAAGAAAGCTGCTGATCCATTCAAAATTGGTAGTGAATTAAGTCCTAAGAACGTTGCAGGATTAGCAGGACTAGCACCTAACGAAAACTCTATACAGTTTTTTGAAAGGATGCAAGGTAGAGAGTTTGGTTTTAGATTTGAGTTGGCATCAAGAAATAAAACAGAGAGCAATACAGTTATAGAAATAATAGAGTGGTTTAAACGTGGTATGCATCCTGGCTCAAAGAATGGTAAAGGTTCTGCAGTCTTGTTGACATTTCCAGATGTATTTGTATTGACTCCTAAGTTTGTAGCGTGTAATGAAAATGGAGAGTCACTAGGAGATCCAATACAGCATCCAATGATGCCCAGAACAAAACTTTGTGCATTGACTGGATTGACGATAAACACCACACCATTTGGTCAGATGCAAACAATCTTTGATGGAAGTATTCCTATTGTCACTATGGAACTAACATTCAAAGAGACAACCAAACTTACACGTGTGGATATGGAAGGTGCATCCTTTAAGAAAAAAGGAAGAAATCCTCTACAAACAAACAGTGGAGTATTCAGACGAGATTCAAACAAAGATAACATATCAGAGGTTTCATTCTAATGATAGAAAAATTACCAGAATTACTATACAACTTCTCATCAAAACCTCTTGATCCAGATTTCTTAGTAGTAAAAAATATATGGAGACGTGCTCAAGTTCTTACTGAATTTAAAAGTCAAGTAACTATCTTTACAGAAATCACTGTTGGTGATGGAGAGAGACCAGAGGATATAGCAACACAATATTATGGTAATCCATTTTATAACTGGACTATACTTGTTATAAACGATATCACTGATTACTATGCACAATGGCCAAAGTCTACTTTACAACTACAAGAGTTTATTAACTCAAAGTATACTAATGGTCAAGCAACTAAACATCATGTGACTACAGAAGTAAAAGATGCTAACGATAATGTGATAGTTCCTGCGGGTAAAATTGTTCCATCTAACTTCCAAGTTGTATATTATAATGGATCTACTACCGTTACTGCTACTCCAGTAGTATCAATAACTAATGCAACATATGAGTTTGATTTAAATGCAAAGAAACAGACAATACAAATCGTAAAACCAGATTTGATAGAAGATTTTGTAGAGGTATATCATCAAATTCTTAATAAAGGCAAGATAACTCTAGTAGCAACATCAGCATCAGATATAAACATGTAATAAAAAAGACCCCCGAAGGGGTCTGTAAGTTCCGAATGTAGACATCGCACGAAAGATGTCATCATTATTTAGTCATCTTTTGCAAGTTGTGCAAAGTATGACAATGTATCAGTTTCTTCATTCACCGATGCGGGTGCTGAAGCAACAGGTGCAGGAGTAGATTCTACTTCTTCACCAAATGTTTCTGCGTCCACTGGTTTAGTATAGTTACCCTTCAAAGTGCTCTCAAGTCTAACCTTAAGATCTTCATAGGACTTGAACTGATCATCAGCAGTGAATGCTGCTAGACTATGTTCTTCGTTCCATAGTGCTTCCAATTCTTTGTCATTAAATCCACCTAGTGTAGATGGTTCTGCAAACTCAGACTTGTCATAGTTCCAGAATCCTGCGACTCTAGTAATCTTTAACTTAAAGTCAGCACCTTTCCAGAAATCAAATGGATTTACTGGTGACTCATCCTCAAATGCAGGTTGCATTGATTCCATAATCTTATCAAATATTTTCTTACCATATCTGTATAAGAAAACTCTGCCTTCGTTGGCAGGATTTGCACTATCTTTAACAACGTAGATGTT